TCTTGCCATAAGAAATAAGTAATTTCTGCATCTTTTTCTGCATAAGCTCCAACATACATCGCTGGAAGTTTATACATTTCCGCCTTCGCATCTACGCCCCATTCCTTTGCGGCTGCGTATAGAGCTGCTTCGTCTTTTCCTTGACCAATATAACGTTTAGCACAGTTATTTAAATCATAACGTAATTGGTTCTCATCTACGAGAGCAGATGCAATCATAGTATCTATAATTCTTCCTTTAATAGTTAGACCTAAAGAACGAATCCAACATACATCATACATTGCATTGTGAAATATTTTATCTGAAGGTGTATTAAGAACTTCTTGAAACCATTTTAAGACCATTTTACGATCCATATTACCACCGCCTTCGTGAGCGATTGGATAATAAGCAGACCATAACTCTGTCGCTACTGAAATTCCTACTACGTCTCCTGTTTTAACAACAGAACCTGAACCCATTCCTATATTTAAATTTGGATCTTTAGTTTCTAAATCGATTGCTATTTCGCATTCATTTTTTAAATCTGGAAAATCTTCCGGCGGGATCCATTCAGTCTGAGGTTTAAATAAAGGGATCTGCATTATTTTTTAATAATTCCCCAAAAATTTTTTTTATCTAATGGATTTTCTTCTGTGTAATCTCTTTCAATAATCATTTCAATGTAGTGAATAGCTTTTTTCAAATCTTCCCTTCCTCCTTTATGTGCGTGTCTGCAGATGTATTTTATAGCATTTCCTTCAGCAAAGAGCAACTTATTATCATTTATAAATTTACTCGGCTGAATTTTCATATTCCTATAATGGGATCCTCCAATTTGTTTTTTATATGCACTCATAAAATAATATTTATAATTAAATATAGTGTTATAAAAATAAACATGGCCATAAGAGCAACTTCATAAGGAAAATTTGTCATTTTAATTATGAGGACATTTCTTCTTCTTCCATTCACGATAACCCTTGACCCAGTTTTGATGGTCTCGATGTTTCCATCGTTTGTCCCATGCCCAATTATAAATTTTCCCGGATATTCTTTCAATCCAGGCTAGTATAGCATCTTTCATTTTACCTCCTCCATTGGAAAACATTTTTCATAATTTTTTGGTCGTACAATATGTAAATGTTCTCTTGTTCTTGTTGCCCCTACATAAAATAGACGATTTTCATCATCTTCATTTTTATCGTAGGATTTTTTAGTGTTGTTACTTAAATCAGTTAATAAAACTACATTATCTTCTTCTCCACCTTTAACACTGTGTATAGTAGATAATTTAATTCTAGGTTCTTGATTTAATTTCTCTCCATTTCTTCTCATGGATTTAATATATTCAACTCTTCTCCAGCCCGCGTTATCAAATGCTTCGTGCCAAACCTTATTAGTTTTAAGTCCATAATCTTTTGTTAAAGAATCAATTCCATAATGAGCATCTTTTACTAATGCATGTATTTTTTCTTTTTCCCATTGGTTTGGACCCATATATTGAGATATATTTATAATTTTTTGATAGGGTAAAATATCTCCTTTTTTTAATTTTTCCCAGTCCACCGCTGCTTCCTGGATATCTTTTTCATATGATTTGGTAAATCTATTTTCATAATACAAACCTTTTTCCCTTAAGGTGTCTTCTAGTTCTTCTAGCATGTGACGAGTTCTTGTTAGAACTAACCATTTACCTGATGACATATTAATGTCTTCAAAATAATCGTACATACTTAATTCACCTTCTTTATTTTTTGGCTCCCAGTTCTTTTTTAAACGATTAGATATTCTTCCTATTATTTTAATTGCGTAATCATGAACTTTTCGTGGAATTCTAACTGACTTAGTTAAATTTAATAGTTTTCCTGTCTGTGTTATAAAAGAATCTACATCAGCTCCAGCCCATCTAAAAATAGCTTGATCATCATCACCAGCTATAAATGTATCATCCGAGCGATGCATTAAAGTACGAGCCATATCCCATTGCATTAAAGATAGATCTTGAGCCTCATCAATAAAAACTGTGTCAAATTTAGGGCATACACTAGATTTAATAAATTTTGAAATCATGTCATTAAAATCCAATAAGTTATATTCTTTTTTATATCTTTCTAATTCATTAGAAATAATTACTAGTTTATCATATTCAACATCTTGATTATGTTCATGTAAATTAAATTGTTTATCTAAAGAAATATTTCTTAGTTTAGCTAAATTTATAATTCTAAGATAATCACTTTTTGTTGTAAATAATCCTGTTTCATCTTCATCATAGTCATTATAATCTAAAGGAATATTTATTTTTTTACCTAAATCTTCATAATGTCTTTTCTGCATAACCTCTTGTTTTTTAATACCAAGTTTTTGGAAAGCTAAAGAATGTAGAGTTCTAAAATAAGGAAGGTCATCTTCGCTCAAATCAAATTTTTTAATAGCTCTTTCTTTTGCTTCATTTGCTGCTTTTTTAGTAAACGCAAAATATCCAATTTTATCCGGAGCTGTTTGTTTTAAACAATTGTCCACTTCATTAAGTAATGTATGAGTCTTGCCTGTTCCTGGGGGTCCTAATACAATTGTTTTCATTAGAACGGATCTTTAGGTTTGAGTTGTTTAGGTTTATAGGTGCTTTCTGGTTTTTCAAAAGCATCTACAATCATAACGCTTGGTCTTTTCTTTCCTATAAAAATTCTATCATCATCACACTTACAATGCTCTTTCAACATCTGCTGTGTTTCTTGCGGTTTTTCTGGCCATTTTTTTCTTTGTAAATATCCATGAAAAAATTTTGTAAATATAAAATGATGTTTACCGTTTGCTGTGTATACATTTCCTCTCATAATATCTTCTTTAGTAGTGTTAGCTGCTGTTCGATTAGTACAATATTCTTCTAAATGATCTTTTAATTGATCAATGAGTGATGATCCTTTAGGTGCTTTTATAATTTCAACATTCGCCAGTAACATATCTGTATATTTTTCAAATTCTTTTACACTAATTCTTGGTGGTTTTCTATTAGTTTGTTTAGTAACGGTTCTTCTAAATAATCTCTGTTCTAATAGATGATCAATACTTTCTAATTTAACTCTTTCCCCATCTACATTGACCCAATAATACGGTTCATCTAATTCTACTTTCTGTAAATCACTTAAAATAGGAAACACTGCCTCTCCCCCAATCCCAAACTTACGTGTTTTACACAGAAGTTTGTCGCAATGATTACACATTGGTTCCTCATTACACTTGAAGCCTAGTTCTTTTTTGCTATGAAATTTAATTTTGTCCTGAATAACTTTATCATCTAAAGGTTCAGTAAAATATTTATAGTTGAAAGGATTTATTTTTTTAGTCCATTCCTCTGGCCATTTTCTTTTTGCATATTGAATGTATTGATAAATAACTCTATCTCTACCATCATCTAGTTTATTTTGTGTTAAAGATTCCAGACAAGGGGGTCCATCACTAAATTCTGAATCTGGTCTTTTAACTTTAAGGCTTTCTAATTTTTCTGGTGTAACTTTATTTCTTTCATACAGTTCAAAAAAACTATCTATATTAGCAGCTTGGCCATTCTCCATAAAGGCGTATCTTGTTGTATTTTTACAATTAAAGTATGGTAAATTAAGAAAATTTCCTGTATCATCTTTCGATTTTAATTCAATCTGTTTCGGAAAAACTTCTGAACTACCAAAGC